TAATTACCGGAGAAACAGTACTTCCGGCCGGAGGAAACGGCAAAGTCGAAACCCCCACATTTACGGCGCCGATCCCGCAGAAAACAACACAATCCCCCATCCCTACCTGGGCGAGGTAGACCATGATCCCCAGGCCATATCAGGCTACTCTGGTGGAGAGAGCTGTCAGTGCGTTGTCCGATCATGGCAACACACTGGCAGTGTCTCCCACGGGGAGCGGTAAAACCCTGATGATGTCATGGCTGCTAGAGAACCTCGGCGGCCGCCAGATGATACTCCAGCATCGTGAGGAACTCGTCGAACAAAACAGGGAAAAGTTCCATCGGATCAATTCCGGCCGCACATCTTCCATATATGGTCTCGGGACAAAGGACCCTTCCGGAGATACGATTTTTGGCATGGCGCAGACCCTCGGCCGTAATGGCGGAATGGAGGCTATGCCTCCACTGGATGTCCTAGTGGTGGATGAGGCTCACCATGTACGCGCAGAGACGTATCAGAGAATCATAGCTTCCGCCAAGACCCGAAATCCTAATTGTCTGATTGCTGGATTCACAGCAACCGCTGCACGAGGAGATAAGAGAGGATTGAAGCCGATCTTCGATAATGTCTGCGACATGATCACTCTACGGCAACTGGTTGACCTTGGCTTCCTTGTTCCTCCAAGAACATTCATCGCCACCCTTCCCGGCCTCGCGGAAGAAATACAGAAGGTTCGCAAAACCTCCAGCGGGGAATATGACCTCGAAGAAGTCGAAACATTGATGAATACCGTGCCGGTGAACAGTGCGGTGTATCGAGAGTGGCACAGCATAGCCGGGGATCGGAAGACAATCGTATTCGCATCCACGGTGCAGCATGCACAGGCGGTATGCTCCATGTTCCAGGGACACGGCATTGAAGCAGATTGTGTGTTTGGAGATACGTCAAACAGGGCAGAGATTCTAAGACGATTTGAGTATGGCGATCTTCAGGTCCTCTGCAACGTGGCAGTGCTGACCGAGGGGTACGATTGCCCGCCAGTGTCATGCGTGGTTCTCCTACGACCATGCTCTTTCAAATCAACCATGCTGCAAATGATCGGCCGGGGGCTACGAGTTGTAGATCCGGAGGAGCATCCCGGCGTTATAAAGCGGGACTGCATAGTGTTGGACTTTGGAGAATCAATCCGTGTTCACGGCGACCTTGAGCAGGGTGTTCGCCTGGACGATGCTGAGAAAGCCGAGGCCGAAAAGAAGGAATGCCCGAGCTGCCATACGCTTATTCCCCTCCAGGCCCGCGAATGTCCTGTCTGTGACCATCAATTCCCTGTCGGCAAAGGTGACGGTAAGGACATTGAATATGCCGACGTGGTGATGATGGAAGTCGATCTTCTAAAGAAATCCCCGTTCAAGTGGGCTGACCTATTCGGTAGCGGCAAGGTAATGGTGGCCAGTGGATTTAATGCGTGGGCCATAACCGCCTCCTCAAACGGTAAGGACTGGGTATCAATCGGGAAACTAAAAGGGAAGCCAGTACGGCGACTATCTATTGGCGAGAAGATTCAAGCCTTAGCACAGGCAGATGATTTCCTTCGGCTGCATGAAGACACCGACGCAGCTCAGAAAAGCCGGAGATGGCTGCGGGATCAGCCGTCGTTTAAGCAACTGGAACTCCTCGATAAGGTCGGATGGAACGCGAAGGGTGATTTCAATCTCCGTAAGTACGAGGCGTCATGCCTCCTTAATTTCCTGTGGAACAAGTCGGAGATCGAGCAGGAGGTATTTCGTCATGCCAGTTAATTTTCAAAAACTTGGTGAGGCTCTTGTTGCTGCGAACCTTACAGGGAAGGCGGTGAATAACTACACCCAAGAAGAGGTCGAGAAGCTCGTCCATGCCTGTATTGATGCTTTTATCCCCGATATGGGGGCAAAATTCACAAAACCATTCATAGATGGCACAGAGTTGATTGTTCCGCATGATTCCGATCCTAAATACCACTTCTGGCATCCATGTGGGCAATCGATCTTCCATACCCTGCGGGAATTGGGAGCAAGCGACGAGGTGTGGCGAAAGTACATTAATATGAAAGATGAACCTTTCTAATTATTATAACACCACCCACTGGAGACAACGCTCCAGGGAGTATCGTGAAAAGGTAGGCAAATGCGAACGATGCGGATCCAAAGAGAGACTTCATGTACATCACAGACGGTATCGATTTTACCGGGAAACGGATTCTGACCTGGAATGCCTGTGTGAACAATGTCATCTCCAGGAAGTTCATCAACAAAAAGGGGAACTGGACATGCTGGATCTAAATCATCAACATAACCAAAGCGACAGACTAAATTTCCTTATTGACGAAGCATTGGAACGTAAAAACCAAGCCGAACGTCCCCGTGACTACCTCGGGGGATCCCGTATCGGGCATGAATGCGCCAGGGCCCTCCAGTACGAATTCTTTAATGTACCGAAGGACTGTCCGTTCAACGGGCAGACACTCCGCACATTTGCCATTGGACATGTCGTTGAGGATCTCGCCGCCGATTGGCTTCGATCCGCCGGCCTTGACCTTCGCGTGAGAGACAATGACGGCAAGCAATTCGGATTCACAACGGCCAATGGTAAGATCCGTGGCCATGTTGATGGTGTGATCGTTGGAGGTCCTTTAGAACTAGGACCATACCCAAGGCTTTGGGAATGCAAGTCGGCCAGCGCGAAGAAGTGGCGGGAATTCGAGAAGAATAAAGTAAAAAAAGCAAACCGGACCTATCACATCCAGGTGCAGACGTACATGGCGTATATGGATCTGGCAGACAACCCGGCGCTATGGACGTGCGTGAACAAGGATGATTCGAGCCTCTATCATGAGAATATCGAATTCGATGCTTCCGTCGCGCAAGAGGCGTCTGATAGGGCGGTAAGGATCCTTCAGGCCTGTCTCGCAGGAGAGTTGCTTCCGCGGGAATATCTGTCTGCTGATTTCTACCAATGTAAATGGTGCCCATGGGGAGATAGGTGCTGGCATGGCTAAAGTATTTGATTTTGATCTTAATAATGCACCCAGGCAGGGAGAAGAAAAAACAGCCATGCCGCCGGAAATTGCTTTCTCCGACGCTATCGTTAAATTTGGGCTGACAAAGCCAGATGCTGTTATTTCTGATGGCCAAATCCACCGATACGGCCTGAAGAAAGCCGACTGGTATGTCTACTTTCCAGACCCAGACAACCCGGGCGGAGCGGCCGGGAGTTGGCGAGACGGGACAGAAACATTTCACTGGAGCTATCGTGCAGACCTCACCACCGAAGAACGTGCTGCTAATGCAGAACGAATAGCGAAGATCTCCCGGCAGCGGGAAGATGAATCGGCCAGGATTCATGCTGAGGCGCAAGCGGAGGTGACTAAGCTATGGGAGGGGTCTCCGGTTCCCGAGTCGCATCCATACCTGACCAAAAAGGGGGTAAAAGCTTATGATATTCGGCTACGCAAGGGTAAAGGTGAACTTCTTATCCCCATGCGGGACACATCCGGCATCCTCCATTCGCTCCAGCGGATCAGACCGGACGGAGAGAAATTGAATTGGCTCGGCGGCGCAAAGTCTGGGCACTTTCATACCATCCCAGGTACAGGCGATACAGCATACTTGGTTGAAGGTTTCGCCACCGGCGCTACGGTCCACGAGGCCACCGGTGCTACGGTGTACATTGCGTTCGACGCCCAGAATTTAAAACTCGTAGCCCCGCTTCTCAAGGGCCGTATCGTAGTCGCAGCCGATAATGACCATCGCACAAAAGGGAATCCAGGGATCACAGCCGCCAAGTTGACAAATTTACCATATATCTACCCCACGGGAATAGAGGGTACCGACTTCAATGATCTGGCCGCGGAAAAGGGAATCGCAGAAGTCCGCCGGCAGTTGGTCCCACCGGAAAACAAATTCTCCAGGCGCGTTATTACCGGAAAAGACCTTCACGCTAGATTTATTCAGACCCTTTCCATGGGGTGGACAATAGACAAAATACTTCCTGAATCGTCGAATATCATCGTCATTTTCGGCCCGCCGTCATCTGGAAAATCTTTTGTGACTCTGGATATGACCCTCTCCATTGATACAGGCATTGCTTGGCACGGTCATAAAGTCAAACAGAAGCCGGTCCTATATCTCGCCGCCGAGGGTCAGGCCGGGGTACTGAAAAGGATTGTGGCATGGAAGAAGTACCATGGGGTTCAGGAGATCCCTACATTCTCGCTTTTGCCAATGCCATGCATAATCGATAATGACACCCAATTGCGCGAATTGCTGGCCATGATCCGTGGCCTTCCACAAATGCCAGGGGTGATCGTCCTCGATACTCTCGCCCGTTCCATGCAGGGCGACGAAAATTCCACTGCAGACATGGGGCGTATGGTGAACGCTGCCACGCACATTAGCGATGACACCAATGCACAGATAGCCATAGTCCACCATACCGGAAAGGATGAGACCAAGGGCCCTCGCGGTGCTATCGCCCTAACGGGTGCCACTGACACCATGTTCAAGGTTGTCCGCACGAAGGAGCCTAAACAGTATCTCCTTATCTGCGAGCGACAAAAGGACGATGAGCCGTTTGAGCCAATGATATTCGATTTCGAGGTGGTCGATACTGGTTACACAACTGCCGACGCATACTCTGTCACTTCCTTGGTGCCGTTGTGGAACCCTGACATCAAGCCGTTGCAGAAGAAGGAAAAAAGGACTGCACTTTGTGGTGGCGCGAAGATCGCTATGGACGCATACCATGAGGCGGTAAGGGAACATGGAGAACCACCAACGGAAGCCATCAAGGCCCAGATGGGAGAGCTTGTATTGCCTACTGATAAAGTCCTCCATGTCGAGGTGTGGCGGTCGTGGGCGTATCGGAAGGGTATCTCTGATGGAAATGACGAGGCGAAGAAGAAGGCTTTCCAACGTGCCAGGGATTCATTAATCGATAAGGGACTGGTCGATACCCTGGATGGTTATTATTGGCTGCGGGACAGGACGTGACAAGACGGGACATTTGTCCCGATGTGTCCCAGGGACAAGACGGGACATCAAACGGGACATATCGGGACAAACAAAGGTCATTTATGTCCCGTCTAGGGGGACATATCGGGACACCCCCTCTATAAGAGGGGTGTCCCATGTCCCGGCGGGATGAAGGACGGATGAACGATGTCCCGGATAGAATGGTGCAGAGGTCTATTCGTAGGGAGTGATGATGCTGCCCAGCCGCTACACCCTTCGATCGAGCGCCGATGAAGATCAGGGATAAGGGGCTGTACCGGGACGTGAAGGAGGACGAGACTTTCGATTGGTGATCTTTCTATGACCGAATCCCAAGCACACCCACTCGATAGTATCGAACCAGGAAAGCAGAGAGAAGCCTAGCAGCAGGCAGTTTCT